TTAGAGTAAGTTCACGGTGTCTCGTAGCATTTCCACATCGTATTCAATATATCCTAATGTAACGCTGATATCTTTATGACCTAATAATTTCTTAACTACATAAACATTTTCAGGTTTCTTCATCAATTGAGTAGCTACTGTATGCCGAAATCTATGTGGTGATGACGTGAAGCCAACCAAATCGGAAATATGCCTAAATATATGAGTAAGCTGGTTTTGGCTCATCGGCTGACCTTTCCTACGAGTATAACGAGAAAATAAATTGAGGTTAAATAACTGGCAATCATCCGTTTGTTTATGGATCTTTAACTCCTGAATCAGCCTTTCTATATGGGGATAAAGTGAATCGGATATCGGTACTATATGATAATCATGGTTTTTATTAATTTCTGGTGAAATATAGATCGTCCTATTTGATAAATTAACATCACCGATTTTCAGTTTAACCAATTGCCCTCTCCTAATTCCTGTGCATCTCAATGTCATAATGATAGCAAGAATAAACCAGCTAGGTTTTAAAAAACTAGGTAAGATGATATTATTATGTAGAATATAATCGATTTTATGCAACTGCTCACTGGAATAAGTTTTCTTTTTTCTTCTAGATTCTCTAATAAATAAATGATTAAATGGATTACTACTCATGCAAAGTAGCCCCTGTGCTATCGCAAAATTATATAATGCTTTTAGGTGTCTCACATAATTATTCCACGTCACAGCTTTAATTGTATTACCAACAACTTGATTACGCCATTCAATTAACATATCAGTAGTCACATCATTCGCATTTAAGTTTGGATAACGCTTTTTGATAATTCGAATAATATTGTTATAACTTCGTTTCGTGTCCGCCCGTAAATAATGACGATAGAAAAAAATCGTTCCAATAATATATCGAAGGAAATCTTAGAATCCATATTATGTGTCCTCTTCCTGTAAAGTTAAACAGTGGTTATTTAGTAACATTTTATCCCCAAATAAGAGATGAGTATTTTTTATCAAATATCCTGTTAAAGAGGAAGTCTTTCTAGGACCAATCACGTCACACTTCCAAAAATTTATTGTATCTGGCTTACCATTAGTCATGGTTTTTTTAAGAGAATGAAGACCAAGCCCCTGGAAATCATACTGAAGATTGTTTATAGTTTCCTTATCATAAGGTTGGCCACATTCTTGCAAATACATTTCAAAAATAACTGGTGTGACTAAAAATAAATTACCATCTACTATATGTAATTTTGCAGAAGGTTTGTTAATTGCAAATTTATTGGTTGCTATCCCCTCCTTCAACCAATTTACGAATTCTTTTCCAGTAATTGGATTAATCATATCATTCCATGGTTCTAGAGTGGTTAATTGAAGATTTTTTTTCTTACTTTTCTCTAATTTAACTTTTTTCGGCGGAACTTTTTCTTGTTCCGTAAGTGTTGTCATTACGATTTGCTGCTCTTTATTTGAAGAAATGACAGAAATATTTTGCTCAATTGTCTCTGTAGGAGCAAACATATCCAATACAAAAGAAGTTAAATCATTTTCATTATTTATGATTACTTCCGCAGATGTTGCATTGTCTGAACTTGTAATTGCCTTCGATATTTCCGTTTCCTCAGACGGAATAATAGCCTCCGATTGCTTGCTCGGTAATAGAGAAATTTTAGTGGTTTCTTCAACTAATGGAGGCTGAACCTCTGCATTGACCTCTTCAGTTATCTGTTCAATCACTTTGACTTTTCCGGCAAAATACGCCGGTCTATCGTTGATATTCTCCCAAGCAACCTCCGGTTTAACTCGTAATAGCGTAAATGTTGTCGCCGGTGTCCAACCGGAATCGGCTTGGATACGGCAGCTCCAAATTGCACCGCCGGAAGGAGACTCTTCCACAATACCAAGAGATTGCATTTCATCAAACAGTTTTGGATTATCTTTAGGCACGGAAATCCCCTGTCCCAGTAAATAAGTTCGGATATTATCGGCAGCAGTTTTACTTACCAGCCACAGCCCATCTTCGGTAAACCAGCCGTCTGCTGGTCCTTTTGGCGTATTTAATTTGATTTTCTGCTCCAGTAAATAACGTAGAGCCAGCACAATTTGCTTCGGCAATGAATTAACTGGTCGCTGTACCAGCTTATTCACATCGCCACCGATTGCTAGCGTAACACTATGCTGATCGGCTTTCTGCACGATCTCAGATAAAAGCCCGGCTTTATCGTTATGCCCAGACATTGCATACATCAGTGAAGAAATGACTTCTGGATACTGTCCCAGCCAATCAAACGCAGACTTGGGAATGAGCTGATTTGCAAGGAATCCTCCTAGCACGGGATGAAGATGGTAGTCTCGACCTTTGATGTATTTGAATTTATAAGGTTGAGGTGGCTGTCCATTCCAAGCAAACCAACGAGAGCCGTCTTTAAGAGTGATTTCAATATCAACCACAACTTTGCCAATATCATGAACCAAGGCAAGATAAATTGCAGCGGCAGTCCAAGCGTCTCGTTGCTTAGATTGTTCTTCAGGTGCGACATTCGGTGGCAATATATAGTTTTGACGGACTTTGGCTGAAAAAGCAATAACTTCCAAACCGTGATCGAGCATTCCGCCGATATGTGAATGATGATGTGACTCGGAAGCGGGTAACAGTTGCACCATTTCGGCATAACGCTCTATTGGCTGTTGATAAAGTGCCTCAAACATTTGACGGTTCATTGATACCTGTTGCCAAAGTAGACCCAGATATTTTTGGCGTAATTCCGTATTAAGTAGTTGGGAGGCATTTTTCGGATATAACCAGCCCTCACTATCCTGCTCAATAGCGAAAACATTGTCAGATTTAACCGAACTTTGAGACGAGGATTTACTTTTGCCAAGAATTTTTTTGAGAATTGAGTGCATTGAAATAGACCGAAAAAGATGATGTTTGCGTTGAAAGAAAGCCGTTTAGCCCTTTGCCCTTTTGGGTAAGACCTTTCCCCTTGGAAAGGTTACTCTTATCCCCCTTAGGGGATTACCCTTGCCCGTTAGGGCCCCTTACCCTTTTGCCATTTAGAGGCTTTTTTCTCTGAACCAAATTTAACTTCGAGTATTGAACCAAAATTTAGTTGGTATCAGTAGAAAAAACTCTCTGAATATGTTGGAGAATTTTTTATTAGTGATGTTGAATTGCGAGATTACAATACACGAATGATAGTAACCAGATAACTTTGATATATATGTTTATTGGGCACTTAAAATATTAACTTTTAAAAATGGGTGAAAAATGAATGACAATATAAAATATATAGTAATGTTTATTACACTGTAATTTTTATTTATTGTTATATCTATATCGATCATTGTAATCATAAATTTCATATTTAACGACAAAAAAGAACCTGTTCGAAACTAAAGGGGCAAAAATGAATAATCATTATATAATAGGTTATGTTGGCGACAACTTGGAACGTTATCAGTATAATAAATCTCAATTAAAATCAATCGTTCTGATGCACGAAGAGATCAAGAATATAGTTGATAAAGGAATTTTAAATAAAGTAAAAAAACCAATGTGGTTTATTTTCTTTCCAACATCAATATTATTATTTATAGTAATGGTAAAATTCAATTCATTATTATCAGGAATAATGCTATTTCTTACAATGTTGATAGCATATTGCAATACTAAGTATTGGTACTTCAGAACAATAAGAATGAAGTTATCTCACTTTATGGAGCTAATGCCAGCAAAAGAAATAATAAACAATTCAGAGACCAAAAACATTTTAGTTATTATAGAGAAATGTACATTTATGAACCAAAAGGATGAACACATAGTCGATTTAGACAGTATAGCAACAGGATTGAATATTATAATTAGATATAATAAATTCAATCATCAATTTTCAGCATATAAGCAATAAGAAAAATAATTATGAACAATAAACAAATTTTGTCTATTGCTCAAAAATTTCGTCAAAATCACAAGGATTCTCACCCTTTTATGCTAGAGCGTGGTTATGTTCGTATTTATCAGGGAAAAGCCTATGGCTGGTGTGCAGAGCAAGAAGATGCAAACACGGAATGCCCTACCGCCTTAATTGTCAGCTTATCTAATGAAATTTTTGAGGCAACTGGAGGTGATGATATAAGTGGGGCTGAAAAATGGGAAAAATATAATTCTAATTTTTAATTAGGATAAGAATGAAATACGGCACCAAATGTGCCGTATTGAGTGTAAAGTTGAGCTATTTTTTTAGCTGTTTAAGGCGTTCATCTTGCTCTTTGAGTAAGCTATTTGCCCAAAAAACCAGTGCAAAGCCTATAAAAGCAATGATCCATAAGCCGATTGTTAATCCCATCTTGATTTCTCCTTCTCAATAAATTGACGGATAGTCCTGCCTGATAATAAGAATCCATAGGTAATTGCCAATAAAGCACTTATGTTTCCTATTTTGATACATAGATCATAATTACTATAAATCATCGGAGGTATCGCAATAAATGCAACTTTACCGACATCATCACAGAATTTAGACCAAGATTCAAGCGTTGAAAGCTCAATAGGGCGTTTAAATAAGTTTAGATTGAACATTGTGTCCTCTAGTTAAGTGAATAAAAAGGGAGACACAATGCTCCGAAGGGAGAGTATCTCCCCACGGGAAAGCCGGTTAATACCAGCCAAATTGAGGTGTTATTGATTCAATAACACTATGTTTACCTACGCAGTTGTGTTTTCGACGAAACTGTTGGATGGCTTCACGGCGAGAATAATAAAGAAAACGTTCTTTATGCCATTTCCCATCATTGTCTCTGCCTGTAATAACCCAGTTATCATGTCCACGAGGTATTTCAGTTGATTTTGTCATAGCTTTTCTCCATTTAATAAAAAATAGGGAAACACTATGCCCAAAGGGATAGGTCTCCCCTTGAGATATGCCTTTCGGCAAATTTGTTAAGCAGCTTCTTCAAATACATCGTATTTGTCAGCCAACTGTGCGACGTTTAATGCGTCTAACATGTATTGGCAGGCTTCACGAGCTTTTCCGGAAGCACGGACAATCGCCCGTTTATCTTCTTTCAATACTCGAATCCAACTTTCAATATACGCCGCATTTTGAGGCACAGTATCAAAACCAAGGTAGGCACATAAAAATGCACCGCCCATTTCAGCAATCAACTCCTCAAAAGCATAGACTTTGTTTCCAAATTTAGCCTTTCCGGAAGTAATACCTTCCCGATTAAGCCGATTATTTGCCCCCGTTGCGTGAGTCATTTCGTGTAACAATACACTATGAAACGCTTGAGCATTTGCAAACTGCTTCATCTCCGGCATTACGACCTTATCTTCACCTGGTTGATAAAATGCCCGATTGCTAGGCTTCATTTCCACCTGCAAATCCATTCCTTTGATAATCTGCCGAATCTCAGCAAAAATATCGTATTGGTTTGGCTCAGATTTAGGTTGTTTCGGTTCTGATACAGGATCGTACAGTTCCACCGGTAAATTTTCACACTGGTCCAGATTGAACAGATTGTGCTTATTAATGAAAAAGTGTCGTTCCATTTCCGGATTTCCTTCCTCGTCATACACAATATTCCCTTCCTCATCGAGTTTCTCTCTCTCATCAGGACGGTAGTTCATCACCACAGTAGCTTTTTCCCCTTTACGGATATATCCGCCGAGTTCATTGGCTTTTTTTGCTGTAATCCACTTGCACTGTTTGTAACCATGTTCAGCAGTAGCAATCCAGAGTAAGAGTGTATTGATACCGGAATACAAGCGGTTAGATACCGCATTGCGAGGTAATGCCATATTGCATTCCGGATGGCTCCACGGTTTTAACCACGGGGCTGTACCTTGTTCCAGTGCTACAACAATTCGGTCAGTGATGTGTTGGTATAAATCAAATTTAGGTTGAGTGTTCATAAGTGTTTCTCCAAAGTTCGGGTAGAAAAATGGGGAAACGCTATCACCCTATGGGGAAATAGTTTCCCCTATGGGTGGTTTATAAAATTTCAACAGCGATAATTTTTCTTATATCATCAAAACCTATTGAACTGCCTATGGCGTAGTAATTACGGATAGCCTGTTCATCAGCATTGATTCGGGTAAAGAAATAATCACCATCATCGTAAATAACTTTAACAATGCGAGTTTCCATTATCTCACCTCCATTAAAGCAAACGTTGAAAACAATTTGCAGCTCTGAAGTTATAACTTTTCTCGGCTGCTTCAGTTTCAGTAATCATTCCCTGTTCCAGTAAAATATAGGCTATCCCCTGATAGAACTGGTGCAGTAAATATGAGATGAAGCCTGTTGTTTCAACTTTTATCGGACGACAATGGTATTATTGTCATACCACATTTTGATGTCATCCTTGAGCTTTTGAGATTCCACAACTCGATATACAACGTCTGACACGTTGATTAAGTTGCCGTGAAAATTAAGCCAAATCGTATAACGATTCCAATCTCCTTTTTTCATCGGCTCAATGCAAATGTGAAACAGGTATTGATAGGCTTTATTTTCAAGGTTGCGGTTATCCCAAATATATTTAAGTTGCTCTAAATTGTGTTCATTTTTCATCACATTTCTCCAAATTAAAAAGTGGAGAAACATCTTGCCCAATAGGGAAAATATTTCCCCACGGGGTGAAAATTAACCACTACAAGCGGTCAAATTGAAGTACAAATCTGCAAATTAGGCGTGCAAGTAGGCAAAACGTGCTGCATTATGGCGAGCAGAGGCAATCGCCTCACCAATAAGCTCTTGTCGATAACCACTAAACGAACGGTCATTCGGCGAGTAACTTATTCCACTCAAGCGAGCAAGACCTAACTGAATTTCACTTTTCTTATCGGTAACAGTTGCTTCAAAATCAGCATAACAGAGTTGCCCTTGACAAATCTGCTCTATAGTTGCTTCAAAATCACACATATCACCAAATGCCCAATCAACAAGCTCTGAATAAAACTCAGAAGGTTTACGTTTCAGTTCTACTAGATAGTTTTCCGTATTAAATTTGAAAACGGTTTCCGTTTGATACGGCGAGGCTTCAATAATTTGATAACCGACCGATTCCATTTCACGGGAAGTACCCTTAATATACTGTTCTAAATCCTGAATAAACTCATCCCACAAGCCTTTGTATTTATACACTTTTGAAGTCGGAAAATACCAGTTTCTTCGAGCATCACTATCATTGAAAAACACTAACTGATCTGCAGTTTTAGCATAAAGCTCCATCGTATTCCAATGCGAGTAACGATACCCAAAGCGATTTCGTATAATTTCAAAACCAATATCATCGTGGGTTTCCCAAGACTCAATGTGCGTTAGCAAATTAGCAAACATTTTCTGTTTACGTTTCTGTGGATTGAGATGATTGAAAAGCTGGATTAGATCATCTGTACCAAGTCGACCATAAAATGCGACTCCATCTCCTTGGCAATGATTGAGTGAATACTCAATATTCAAGGTATCCGGATAGCTCCCTTCTCTTCAGCAAAATGCAGACACTGCAATATAGTATCTAACCCAAGCGTAAATTCGTGATAATTATCACGTAAATGGAATACTACTGAGTTATCACATTTTGCACAAAATTCTTCTTTTTCAACCGCTTGCTGTAATTCTGCACGGTTATGTAATATCTCTTCATGAACCACATTCTTTACCATAATTCAGTTCCCCAGCTAATATAAATGTTCCATCGTGTAGCTAAATGCTAACGCTGCCAACAACAATACAAATATCACTGTACAGCAGTTATGCTTTCTTAGCCACATCACAACAGATAATCCAATGATGAATAAAGCCACACGTTTTTGTGTCGTATCCATCTGTCATTCTTTCTTGTAAGGCTGCCATTTTTTGGCACCTTTCAGCTTATCTCCGCCGACTGCTTCAAAAATATCGCCGGTTAAACTCACCAATAAGGCCTCAGGGCATTCTGTATTTGCCTCTCCTTTTTCAGCACACCAACCATAAGCCTCACCTTGGTAAATACGAACATAGCCGCTACTCAACATACAGGGATGGTTATCTTGATAACGCTCACGATACTCTTGAGCAATAGCTAGTAATTGCTGATTAGTCATATAAAGTCTCCAATAACATAATAAACCTGAAAACGTTCTTAGTATTCTGGCAACATTTTTATAAATAGAAACCAAAAACTATATTCAAATCATTTTTAGTTTCTGCTCAACATTCCTATGTTTTTCCATACACTGAAGTAAATTTACCTAACCCTATTTTGCTGTGAAACCAAAACTCCTCACGCTTATCCTTAGTAGCATTTCGATGTCGCTCACTTATGCCACCCCTCAATTAGGGATGATATGCCACGCTGATCCTGAATATGTAAAATACAACTACGCCGGACTTTGGGAAAAAGGCAGCGATGGCACTTTTTTCTGCAATTACCAGCAATTTATGCCTGAAGTTGAAGCTAAAGAATCACTAAGGAAACAAGAACCAGAACTTGATGATAGATATAACGAAGAGGAATATAGCGAAGAAGAATATCCTGATGAAAATGATGCCAGCGATGAAAACGATAACTACGATGAAACTTATAATGTTTTCTAGTATGTATATGGAAACCGGAGGAATCCGTGATTGAAAAGGCTTGCATTTCCAAATATAGTCTATATATTGTGGTAATTGAAAGTATTTCTATGCTAACAAGCATAAGGCTATGTAATCGAAAACCACCCACAAGGCCTAAATACAGTATTATTACAGCCATGAGTAACCATGGTAATTTAAATATTTAAGGAGTTCTATAATGGCAACATCATCATTTGATAAACGCTTTGTAGTCAAAGATCCAAAAGCTGTCAAGGTATTAATTGAGGCATTACAAAGCCCAATCAAAGTAGTTTTACCTAAAAAAGACTTAGAAAAAGAAGAGAAAGAAGCACTATGTGCAATCAAAAAACGCTTAGCCTCTATGGGCTTGTAAAAGAACTAGGTATTGAAAAAACACAACTCTTTTTGGAGCAAGCATTTTCTTGCAGTAGAAATAAAGATGTTGAAAGTTTTCTACTTAATAAAGCAATCAGATTTGAAACCGCATTAGCAGCAGCAACACATTTAATCATTAATGAACAGGGCGATATTTTGGCTTACTTTACCCTCTCTTTTAAAGAAATTGAGGTGGAAGTAAGCAAAAGCCAATTAAAAAAGCTAACTGCTGGTTTAAGTAATGATTCACATTTAAGAGTATTGCTTATCGGTCAAATCGGCAAAAATGAAAAAGTAATTGACAATCCAGCCAAATTGCCAGATATTCTAAATCATATCTATGCACAACTTTATAAAGCACAACGAGTTTTAGGTGGGCGAGTCGTTATATTAGAATGTGAAAATACGCCTAAATTATTAGAACTATATAAACAAAATAAATTTCAAATTCTCAATACCATTGGAAGTGAGAATGGTCTAAAAACACTTTTCTTTATTCCTGATTTTTAACTACAGCTAATATTTCATTAGAAGAAAGTCGCCAGCTTTGTCAGGAAGTCATATATGGGAGAAAGAACAATGTCTCTACTTAAAAAAGCACAAACGTTTATTTCTATTTTTAATGACGTGCGAACTAAAAATGAAGCTCAACGCCAGTCTTCAAACAATTTAAATGTTGCCTTGAAAAATGCTGCTGAAATGAGAGCTGAGATGAATGGGTTCTCCCTTAAGCCTCAAAAGCGTTCTACTTACTTTGCTGACCATTATGGTTGTGGTATTCATGCAGTAGAAACCTATGATAATGTGTAGAAGATCAGACTTGATCTGACAATTCACTCTAAAAAGTGAGAGTTTCCCGTTTAGAATATGAGTGTCCAAATTCAATCTAAACAAAAAGGAAACTCTCATGTTTTATTCTAACAACCCTCTCATTAAACACAAGACCGGTTTATTAAATTTAGCAGAAGAACTGGGTAATATTTCTCAAGCCTGCAAAGTAATGGGAATGAGCCGAGATACATTCTATCGTTATCAACAAGCGGTTAAGTGATGAGGAGGCGAATACATTAGGTATTACTGCAGGAGATACGCCTCACGATACATTAAAAACGTTGGTAGGAGCATTAAAAGATACTCGTGAAGAAGCTCGTAAAGCAAATGAGCGTGGTGATCGCTTTGAGCAAGAGGTATTACGCTTACAAGCAAGAGAAGCCGAAGTGGATTCTCGTATTGCGGGTGAAGTAGAAAGTCGTGTAGAAAGCCGTTTGGCTGCTGCTTGGGATGGATTTAATCGCCAAATCGAAGAACTGAAAGGTCGGGTTCAAAGTGGTAATCAGCAGCAGAAAGAAGCAGAGGCAATCCCTGTAGGAGGGGCTTCTTCTGGCTTTGGGACTGAATCAGCAGGACAAACAGGGAATGTAGATAACAATGGCATTCGCTGGGTCGATCCTGATGATATGGTGGTAACCGATGAACAAGGTAAACCGGTTACAGGCAATTATTCCGGGAAAACAAAAACCGGCTTTCCAAGCCCTTTTAAAGCAGAGGGGGAAAGTTCAAATACTGGGACAGCATTAAATAATAATGCTGGGGCAGAAAATATGACTGGTAATACTCAGATACAGCAAATAAAGCGTACACCTTATTACACTATTCCCGAAAATTCGACTTTAATGGGTTCTACTGCGATGACGGCATTGTTAGGCCGTGTACCTATTCAAGGTGCTGTGACAGATCCGTTTCCGTTTAAAGTATTAATCGGGCGAGAAAATTTAATTGCCAATGGCATTGATTTACCTGATGTTGAGGGGGCGATTGTATCCGGTACATCAACCGGAGATTGGACGCTATCTTGCGTTCGTTCTGAGGTAACGAGCATTACCTTTGTGTTTGCAGACGGTCGTATTTCGAATGGGCGAGCGAGTGGAGAAAGCAGAGCTGTGAAACGAAATCAAGCAAGTAATTTAACACCATTTTGTTTAACCGTCTCCTTATCGGGCTTTAACGATATTCCTCATTCTGATGGGAATCCCGGTTTCTTAACGATGAGTGCGGTAGATTATGTTGATGTATATTTAATGTCTCATTTAGCACGTTGAAGTTTGATACACCACGGATGAAAGAGTGCAAAATTTCGGTACTCTCTCCGGAACAAACTGGATTAGGTCATTTGAAAACAGAGCTAAATGGACATCCAAGGTTTCATCCCATTCTTACGCATATTCTCAATGTCTTTACGAGTAGATTGCCCTAATAACGCTCGATGGAAACCATCTAAGCCAATATTGTGAGCCATATAGAGATTTTCATCATTGACTGGGATATTACGCTCAGAGAATTGCTCAATATGCCAACGTGCCAATAATGCGGTTGCCAATGTATTGATGTATTTATTGTGACGAGGGTCAAAACTGGTTCCACGATTATTTCTCGTTACCGGTCTCATCCCAATCTCTCTTCCTCGATAGGTATCTGCTAATCAATGCCGATGAACAGACTATTCGTAATTACTACGCCATAGGCAGTTCTGTTGGCTTTGATGATTCTAGAAAAATTGTGGCCATTGAAATTTTATAAACTACCCATCGGGGAAACAAGTTCCCCATAGGGTAACCGTGTTTCCCCATTTTTTTACCCAAACTTTGGAGAAACACATGATGAACACTCAACAACCTAAATTTGATTTATACCAACATATTACTGATAGAATCATTGCTGCATTGGAACAAGGTACAGCTCCGTGGTTAAAACCGTGGAGCCATCCGGAATGCAATATGGCATTACCTCGCAATGCGGTTTCTAACCGTCTGTATTCCGGTATCAATACGTTATTGCTTTGGATTGCTACCGCTGAACACGGCTACAAACAGTGTAAGTGGATTACGGCGAAAAAAGCCAATGAACTCGGCGGATATATCCGTAAAGGGGAAAAAGCTACTGTTGTGATGAACTACCGTCCTAATGAGAGAGAAAAACTCGATGAGGAGGGAAATATTGTGTATGACGAGGAAGGAAATCCGGAAATGGAACAACACTTTTTCATTGCTAAGCACAATCTGTTCAATTTAGACCAGTGTGAAAATTTACCGGCGGAACTGTACGATCCTGTAATCCCCTAAGGGGGATAAGAGTAACCTTTCCAAGGGGAAAGGTCTTACCCAAAAGGGCAAAGGGCTAAACGGCTTTCATTCAATACAGCATTCATATTTTCGGTCTCTTCCAATGCGTTCAATGTTCAAAAAATTTTTTGGTAAAAATAAATCTCAAAGTGCGGTCAAATCCGATACTATTTTTTCTATTGAGCAAGATAATGAAGGGTGGTTATACCCGGAAAAAGCCTCTCAATTACTTAATACAGAATTACGACAAAAATATCTTGGGCTACTTTGGCAACAGGTATCAATGAACCGTCAAATGTTTGAGGTACTTTATCAGCAGCCAATAGAACGTTACGCTGAGATGGTTCAACTATTACCAGCTTCTGAATCACACCATCATTCACATATCGGTGGAATGCTTGATCACGGTTTAGAAGTTATTGCTTTTTCAGCTAAAGTTCGTCAAAGCTATATTTTGCCCCCGAATGTAGCTCCCGAAGAACAATCAAAGCAACGAGATGCTTGGACTGCCGCTGCAATTTATCTTGCCTTGGTTCATGATATTGGCAAAGTTGTGGTTGATATTGAAATCACTCTTAAAGACGGCTCTCGTTGGTTTGCTTGGAATGGACAGCCACCTCAACCTTATAAATTCAAATACATCAAAGGTCGAGACTACCATCTTCATCCGGTGCTAGGAGGATTCCTTGCAAATCAGCTCATTCCCAAGTCTGCGTTTGATTGGCTGGGACAGTATCCAGAAGTCATTTCTTCACTGATGTATGCAATGTCTGGGCATAACGATAAAGCCGGGCTTTTATCTGAGATCGTGCAGAAAGCCGATCAGCATAGTGTTACGCTAGCAATCGGTGGCGATGTGAATAAGCTGGTACAGCGACCAGTTAATTCATTGCCGAAGCAAATTGTGCTTGTATAGAACCATTAAAACTAAGAAATAAAAGAATAATAGGAATTTGGCGGAATTTTTCGGGAATAAGTGAAACAGAAGTATTGAAAACAGGGGCTTTGCGGTGCATTGCCCCTTTGTTTTATGTAGAAAAAAGTAAAAATAATGAATTGCGAAAAAATGGCTAAAACTAACCGCTTGTACCATTAAAACAACGAAAAAGTAAAAATGATTTAAGTAGCTTTAAATGGCGTTTAAATCATCTCGTGTCCAATGTACACAACCTGCCCGATAACCTCAAAATCTAACGTTTCATCAAAAATCACATCAATAGGGCTGTATAGCTCTTTATTATCGCTGATTAAGCGAATACCGCCCATAATGCCTTGCACACGTTTAACCCAAAGCTGCTCGCCTTGGCGGAACACATAAATTTTACCGTCTTTAGGCTGGGTGGTGGCTCGGTTTACCAATAGCATATCGCCATCACTGATGGTTGGGTACATTGAATCACCTGAAGCGGTAATAAATGCAAGATAGCTCAAATAGAAGCCACGCACATCTAGCCATCGTTTACTTAGCCCAATATAGTCATCAGGGGCATACACCTCGCTATTGAAAGCACCAAAGCCTGCTGAAGCCTGTACATTATAAAACGGCACACGTTCCATTTCATCTGCAGTTTGGGCTGCCACTAATGTTCTAGGCTCTTCTTTTACTGCCGTTTGAGCAAAGCCTAACTCTTGCTGCACGCTTATTGGGAGAGAGCTGTAGTGGTATTCAAAAGCAACCCCCCTTTTTCCCTCTATTTGTCTTTTGAGCCAATTATTTTTGGTAGCTCTTCTTGTTACATTTGATGGTTGTTCAGGTAAATTTCCCATTCCAGCTACTTCAGATGCCGTAAACCATTCCTTTCTAATTATAGAATTCATAAAACCCCTTTTGAATTCAAGTGGAATTCAAAAAAATTTACAAACAAATTCTCTTGAAAATCAATTAGTTAATTAAATAAAACCGAAAAACACTAAATTCTTTTGAATTCTCTTATTGAATTCATTTGGAATTCACTATATTATTCGTTCTGTAGTTAAATGATTTACATCATTTAAGTAGTTTCTAAAACTAACTTTCAAGGATCTCACAAAATGGCAAGAAATAAAAGAGTTCGAGATATGAGTAATTTCGAAATTCGTGGTGAGCTGATGAAAATCGGTAAGTCCTTATCTCAGTTAGGTATTGAGAATGGATTAGCAAAAACCACAGTTCGTAATGCGTTAGATAAGCCATATCCCAAAGGGGAGCAAATTATTGCAAAAGCGATTGGTAAAACACCGCAGGAAATTTGGCCCTCTCGTTACGAATAAGGAGCTTTTATGAAGGAATGGTTTTTAGCCAAAGAAATCGCAGGATTATCTGGAGTTCCAGAATTACCGAATAGCGTTTCAAGATTGGCAACCAAAGAAGGATGGCAAAAACGACAAATTCAAGGTGTAAGAGGTGTTACTTACGAATACCACCTCACCAGCCTACCCATTGAAACCCAACAACAACTTAGACTAAACGCCGCCCTTGCGGTAATACCGCAAGCGGCAGAACTACAACCCAAACGAGACGACCCCGCACTTATCGCAAGGCTCAATAATGCCACCGATAAAGGCAGGGATAAAGCAAAAGGCAAGGCAGAAGCCTGTATGCAGTTGCAAGCCTTTCTCGACCAAGGGTTTAGTTATACGCAGGCAGAAGCGGGAGCGGCAACCGCTAAAAATGTGTCGCAAGGTTCTTTAAAAAATTGGTACTACAAAGTGAAAGGTCACCCCGTCCATTTATGGCAGGCGATCTTAATTTCCGAAAGCGGTAGGAGTAAAAAGCCGCAGCTGAAAGCCAAGATTACTGAAGAAGCGTGGGACTGCTTTTTGGCGGATTACCTCCGCCCTGAAAAGCCGGATTTACGGGCAAGTTACCGCCGAACCCAAGCCATCGCCAAGCAATACGGCTGGCAAATAGCAAGTTTACAGACTTTCCAACGCCGAGTGTTGGCGGAAGTGCCTTACGAGGTGATTTTGCTCAAACGGGAAGGAGCAAATGCGGTTGCCAAGTTAGTGCCGGCACTACAACGCACGGTGAAAGATATTCTCGCAGGAGAATGGATTAACGGCGATGGCTATCAACACAATGTGTTTGTGAAATGGCACACCGGCGAGATTGTCCGCCCTAAAACGTGGTTTTGGCAAGATGTTCGCACCCGCAAGATTTTAGGTTATCGAACATCGATTTCGGAGAATACTGACAGCATACGCCACGCATTAATGGATGTGATTTTTAACGTAGGCATACCGAAAACGCTCACGCTGGATAACACCCGAGCAGCAGCGAATAAGGCAATGACCGGTGGTATTGAAAACCGCTACCGCTTTAAACATACCGAGTTAGACCCGAAAGGCATTATGCCGATTTTAGGGATTGATGTGCATTTTACCTCAATTCTTTATGGTGAAGGACACGGGCAAGCCAAGCCGATTGAACGTGCTTTCGGGCGAGGCGGAATTGGCGAGAAAATAGATAAACGCCCTGAATTAAGTGGTTTCTATACGGGCAGAAATGCACAAGAAACCCCTGATAACTATAACGGCGGTAAAGACGGTGTGGATTACAACACATTCTTGAAAGCCATAGCAGCAGGGATAGAAGAGTACAACTCTCAAACCGAACGCCATACCGAAATGTGCCGAGGAGAATTGAGTTTTAACCAAGTTTGGGAGCGGGATTACCACCCAAGCAACGTAAGACAAGCCAGCCCTGAACAGTTGCGGTTACTGTTCTTACAGGCAGAAACGGTCAGCATTAAACGCAACGGCAGTTTTACGCTGAAAGCAGCCGGCAAACTTTACGGCTTAACTAACGTTTACTGGGCAGAAAGCCTGATAGGGATAACGGATAAGAAAGTAGTGGCACGGTTCGACCCCGATGACTTACACGGCAACGTGTATGTGTACAACCTAGAGGGGCAATTCTTAGCCGAAGCGGTTTGCCGAGAGGCGAAAGGATTTGGTGATACCAGTGCAAGCCGTGAGCAAGGTCGCTTATATCAGAAAGTAGTGAAAAGTGCCAAAGCTCAAGCCGAAGCCCTTGAATTACTGGAAGCTCACGAACTGGCAAGCCTCGCCCCACAAGTGGACGTGCCTGAGCCGATAGAGAAGAAGGTAAAAGAGGTGCTGGTGAAAGAAGATTTTATCGTGGATTTCAACACTGTGCGTAAAGCAACGGTGGTGGAAGAAACCGAAGAGATCAGTATTTTTGATGAAGTGTTACTGAAACAAGAGAAACAACTTCGCATAGTGGAATAACTAGCGGTCAGTTTTTGCAAAAAATTTGCAAATTTTTCTAAAAAAACGACCGCTTGAAATGAGATTTAAACAGGGTTTAAACGCCTTTAAGGAGTAAAAAATGACATTAACAGGGCAAGCTTACCGAGTGATTTTCAAGGAACTCAAAGAGCAACAAGAGAGTGAATTTGAACAGGCTTTCAAGAAAGGGATTGCCAAAATTCAGCAGAATCAAACTCAGGAATCCATTCTGGTAAACCGTGATATGTTTCAAGCTGAAAAGCTAACACTGCTTTCACAAAAGTTGGAAGCGGTTGAGCAATTACTTCGCCTTGAATTAAATCAGCCGAATTTTCAAGCAAAACTTGAAGACTACGCTGACGCATTACGAACAACCATTTTAAGTAAAGTAGCCAAATAAGAGCTTTAGACTCTTGAAGGCTTAACATCTGAGCCACTTTTTTTACTGTCGGCATTATACCGTCAAGATCATCAATAGAAGTTAAATGATGAAAAGAGGAATGGTATTCAGCTAAACAAAAATTGATTGTACTAAGTTTAAACAAAGTAATGCAATTTTTCATCACGATGGCATTTGCTCGTTTTAACTTAAAACCAGAGAAGGTTGCACGAGCAGAATCAAGGGCTATTTGATGAATTTCATCATCTGTTAAAGAACGAAAGAGCATAAAAACCTCCAAACAAAAACAGGACACCATTATGACATTAATCGACCAAATTAAACAACACATCGCCGAAAGCGGCAGTTCTCAGGGGAAAGTTGCCAAAGAAGCCGGGATTAATGCCGGGGCGTTATCGGCTTACCTGAATGAAAATTACAAAGGCAATAATGAAGAACTTGAAGCAAAGCTGATTGCTTATTTAGAGCGTATTGAGGCGAAGAAAAGAGAGTTTGTCGAAGCTCCGAGTTTTATTGAAACCAAAACCGCAAACCAAATTTTCGGTTCGTTACGATTTGCTCAAAATACTGGCGTGCTTGCCATTATTCACGGTGCGAGTGGCGTGGGTAAAACACAAGCGGCTAGAGAGTATCGTAAACGCTATGCGAATGTATGGTTGGTTACCGCAAGCCCTTCTCGTTCCTCATTAAGTGAGGTGTTATATGAAATTGCTCTTGAACTTGGAATGAACGATGCACCACGCCGCAAAGGGACATTGGCTCGTTTAATTGTTCGCAAAATGAAAGGCACAGCAGGTTTATTAATTATTGATGAAGCAGACCATTTACCTTACGAAGCCTTAGAAGAATTAAGGCTGTTACAAGAAGAAGTAGTGAATGAAAGTGACATCGGAGCTGGTGTTGGCTTAGTGCTGATTGGCAATGACAAAGTCTACACCCGAATGAAAGGCGGAATTAACCCTGCTCACGAATATGGGCGACTTTGGTCACGCAGTGCCAAACGCACCAGTATTCAGAAAACCAAAAAAGAAGATACCCAAGCGGTAGCCAAAGCGTGGGGGTTGAGTGAAAACCAAGAAGCACTCAAGGTAATGCAAGCCATTACTGAAACTGGTGGCGGATTACGGATTCTGACACACACCTTACGATTAGCAGCGATGGTAGCAAAAGACCGAATGATTCCCTTAACTGCCGATTTAATTCAGCTCGCACGTAAAGATTTACTCTCAACAGGAGATTAACAATGAGAACCCCAAAACCCAAACACAGTTTTAACCGCACCAACCAAGCAGCGTGCCGTTTTTTAAAACAAACCCAAAAGGCAATTATCCGCTTAAACAGTCTTGGCTTTACGGTGCTGAATATTGATTTTACCCGTATTAAGCCCCGCATTGAGGTGGAAATCGGCAATAACAAGCACATTGCTCAAGGCTTGATTTATGAGGGTAAAGCCTACCGCTACAGCTTCGGTAAAAGCGAAGATTTAGGCAGATGGGAAGGCTACTACACCATGCTGGAAGGTATCAGAGTGTGGTGGCGACAAGCAGCAATTCACTAGGAGAAAAACAGATGAAAACCTTAGCACTATTAACCGCCCTTTTAGGGCTTGTAGGGTGTGATTTAGTCCAAAGCAAACAAGCTAAAAATTACATCGGCAACAATTTAACTGAAATCTGTATAGATAACGTGGTGTACCTGATTTATTCCGGTGATAAAAAAGGCGGAATTACCCCGAAAGTAAATAAAGATTTTTACCCTTATACCTGTACAAACAAAGAGGAAAGACAAAATGGCAAAACCCGATGAAACACCCATTACAAAAGCAGAATGTCAATCTCAGCTTGCAGAGTTGGGGGTGCAATATAAAAAACTGCCAATGGCAATTACAAGACATATTTGTAATGCCACAACCAATATACACGGCAAAGTTATAAAGGTCAGTGTGGTAGAGAGAGTTGGATATGGCGTCCAGATTACCGCACAAGGTAACGAGAAATCTTGCTTAGTAACCTATGAAGCAATGTTAGGTATGGCAGAAGCAATGGGATTATTTGATGAAGTTAAGGAGCAAAATAATGACTAAAAAAACAACCAGAGTAAAAAGTGCAACCCAAAGTGCGATTTATCAAAGCCGAGATGAAGTGCAAGTGGCTATAAAAATCATTGGTGATAAACAGCGTGAATTGCAACGTTTAGCTACGGCAATGAATGATGAATTAGCTGCTATTAGTGCCAGTTATGCTCAACATAACCGCTACCAACATTATGCCGAGAAAGCGGCTGAAGCAGAACGCAAAGGCAACTATAAGGAAGCTCAAGACCATTGGGAAGTTGCAAAATTATCAGCAAAAAAGACCGCTAACCGAGACTGGGCGGAACAACGAGCGGAATTTTGTAAACGTATGCACAATAAACCGTTTTAGGGGGAAGTGATGACAGAAACCGTAAAAGCACAACTTAACAGCCAATTAAATGAGGCAATTATCCAGTTGATACAAGCTCAAAAGTATTTAAACCAAGATGATGCCATTCGCAGTGGAGTGTATATCGGTACGGTGCAGGATTTATTGCCAAAGGTGCATTTAAAGTTATTAACGGCAAATCGTAAACATTGATAGAGATGAGGTAAAAATGGCTATTACAGAAGAACAATGGAAAGAAATTAAGCAAAAGCTAGATAGTATCATAGGGAGAGTTAAATTTAGATACAAAGAGCATTTACTCACGGTAGATGTTGTACAAATTAAGCGATCTTTAAAATTGGCTGTGTATGTTGATGGGGAAATTGATGGAGCTTGGACAAAAGAAGGACACGAAATTCGCCCTTATTTAGAAGAAGTTTGGTATCGCAAAGAACGCCCTTTTTTTAATGCTAAGGAGAAGAAAGAGTATAGAGGTTTAATGAGCAAAAAAAAACTGAATGAAAAAATAGTAACCTACTCACCTATGTTTCCATCACCAACTGCACTGACTCGTCAATATAAGAAACTAGATGGCTTAGAGTTGATTGAAGTGATTTAAAACCCATTTACAGCCCATTTAACCCCGAGTTATTTAAAGGACAACAAAATGAATAAAAACGAATTTTTTAAGAAATACCACCTAGAGGGTTCACTAGCTATTTTGGATTTGGATGCAAATGACGATCAAAGCCAATTCTGTTACCAAGCATTGTTGGAGTATAGAGAACTCCCGTTAGACACATTTCTTGCAGAGTACTCAGATGATGAGGATATGACAGAGTCAGAGTTTATTGAGTTAATGCTTGATGAATTAGAGTGGATTATCCGCAGAGCTAAGAATGCTAAACGGTTTGTTAAAAAACGACAAAAAACGATGAGGGAGGAAATTATGTAACAGCTCAACCCAACCAACGCCACATCATCCGTCTAGCTGAGAAACAGGTGTGGCGTTTGTTTTAAGTGGGCAATCAAAAGCGATAACGTTTTTAATTGTTTATTTATCGGAGTAACAAATGACAGACAAAGCCAAGCTAATCCAGCTTATCCATATTGCCAAGTCGCAACTAGCAATGGACGATTTAAGCTACCGTGAAATGCTGAAACGGCTCACCAATAAAACCAGCTCGACCAAATGCACGGTGGTCGAGTTGCACAAAGTCTTACACGAACTGCAAACCAAAGGAGCAAAAGTAAAATATTTTGCCAAACGCAGCAAAAAACCGACCGCTTACAGCCCGGCAACAGGGGAAACAGCGGTAAAAAGCCAAATTGCTCATAAAATCCGAGCGGTATGGATAACAATGGGCAAACACGGATTTTTAAACGACCCAAGCGAAAAAGCATTAAATGCTTATATGCGTAAGGTTATCAATAATAAAACTAGACCAACAATATTATTAAATGTCTCTGCATTAGAGGCTGGAGATGCAAGTTATATGCTTGAAATCCTCAAAAAATGGCATAAACGTGTGATGATTAAAGCCCTAAGCAAAAGTTGCACAGTTGATCCAAAGATAAGCTACGATGAATTAGTGGAGTGGTACAATGAAGTTATGTAGATGCCCGATTTGCCACAGTGATATACACCTAGAAGCTCTCGTAGAAGATGAAGCCGGGCGTGAACTACTCGGCAAAATCAGCCAATTAACACACGGTGTTGCTCAACCGATGGTTGCTTATTTAGGCTTATTTAAACCGCAAAAAAGTAACCTTAATAACTCAAGAGCCTTGAAAATACTCAATGATGTATTAGCACTCTACCCTTGCTCATTGCTACTGGCTCAAGCCCTATCTGAAACGGTAGTAAGCATACGCAAAAAACGTCAGCAAGCAATGGAAAACGGGCAGAAAATTGAACCGCTACCGAACCATAACTATTTAAAATCGGTGTATGAAACGCAAAAAGTCCATTTTGCTGTGGTGAGAACCGGCAAAACCGAACGCGAAACAATGAAAGCCGAACTGGAAAAAACACGCAATGCGATTGCCTATGTGCAACGGTTTGTTGATTTAGGACGTGAAGAGGTTGTTAAAAATAGCCCTGAGTATCAGATTTGGTTAGCTCATAAACCCAAATAACACAAGCCACCAAAAGGTGGCTTTTTAACTTTTTGAAAGTGCGATAAAACCTGATTTAAACAGGCTTTAAACGGGTTTTAAGATTGAGTTTAAAAAAATATTTCACAAAATAAGAATGGTTTTTTATACAATAACCGAAACGGTTTTTGGATAGGAAATAGACAATGGAATTAGTGGATATTTTTGAAGAAAAAGCCCCGGAAGTGTTAACCGATTTAGCCAAACATATTGAAGTCGCATTAGAAGAAAAATGCCAATTTAGCCCCGAAAATGCGGTAACACAGCAGGAAAGCTCGCAAGCACCGCAGATAGTCGTGAACTTTAACCCGACAATCAATGTAAACGGTAATGCTACGCAAGAGGCTCAATCGCAAATTATGCAGCAGTTGCAAATGAGTGCTTATGAGTTTGAGAAATTGCTCAATCGTGTGCTAGACCAACGAAGCCGTAGAGCCTATTAGGAGTGATTTATGTATTTTATGTTAGGCAATATTGCCTTTGAGCCGGTGAATTTAACTGAATTTAGCGAGCAACATACCGCCGAATTTGCCGAACACGCTGTGCTAAAAGGCAAACCTCGTTTACAAGCGATGGGCGAAAAGCTAAATGAACTTAATTTTTCTCTTCGGTTGCACCATACCATAGGCGGTGTAGAGAGCCGTTATCAAGCCTTGCTTGAAGCCAAAGCGAAGCAAGCGGCATTGGCGTTAATTTGGGGCAGTCGTTATAAGGGAGATTATGTAATTGTCGATATTTCATCGACCACATTGTTCACCGATGGCAGAGGCAATGCCCTCGCTCGTGAAATGCAAATCAGCCTGAAAGAGTTTGTGGGCGATAATGACGGTGGTGTGTTGGGTGAGGCGTTAAATTTTGGTGGTGGCTCACTGCTTGGCTCTATTTTGCCAAGCGGTGCGGTAACTACCCTATCTCAAATCAAAACAGCAGTCAGCCGAGGTGTGGAGCTTTATAACAGCGGCAAACGCTTAGTTGACGAAGTGCAAAATACCGTGGCGATTATTCGGCAGTTGAAAAATGACCCGGCAACTGCATTGGCATATTTACCCGCTGCATTAGCGAATTTAGACGGGGCATTGGGGCATTTTGGTAATTTGACCGGCTCATCGGCGACCTTGGGCGGTTTGCAGGAGAAACTACCGGCAGCAGTGGTCTTTAGCGAGGAAATCGGCGAGATTTATCAGAGTTTGCAAACAATGCGAAGCAGTTTGGGTAATGCCTCGGCAAATAGCTGGGATAATTGGTTTACACCGGCAGAGAGTGCATTGACAGAGGTCACAGACAGCTTTGACCATCTAGCAAAACCGGTGGCAAAAATGACCGCTTGGATTGTGCTGCGTACCGATGAGGAGGCAGAAAATGACACAGTTGCTTAAACATATCGTCAAACAGGGTGAGCGTTGGGATAACTTGAGCTATCAATACTACGGCAATGCGTTTGAATATGGTCGAATTATTGATGCCAATCCGCATATCGGTTTTTGCGAGGTGTTGCCGATAGGGGTAACAATTTATATCCCTGTACTTAACGTTAAGCCAACGAATAATGAAAATATGCCACCGTGGCTAAGGGGGCGTGATGCGTAATGTACCGAAGCCCGATTTTTCACTGTTTTATGAAAAAACCAATATCACTGCCGAGATTGAGCCACATTTGGTGCAACTGACCTATATCGACCATTTGGAAGGTCAATCGGACGAACTCACTGTGGAATTTGAAGACATTCAAGGCAAATGGATACGCCAATGGTTCCCGACTCAGGGGGATAAGCTCAAAGCGGCGATTGGCTATCAGGGCGAATTTCTGACGGACATCGGTGAGTTTGAAATTGATGAAGTGGAATATAGTTATAAGCCTTCCACTATTAACTTAAAAGCTCTAAGCACCGGTATCAGCAAAGCCAACCGTACTTTAAAACCGAAAGCCTATGAGAATACGACTCTTGCTCAGGTGGTGGCAAAGGTAGCAGATAACCTGAAATTAAAGGTAGTCGGTAAGATTAAGGCTATCCCGATTAAACGGATCACCCAATATCAAGAGCGGGACGTGGAGTTTTTGGCACGCCTTGCCCGAGAGTATCATCACAGCTTTAAAATCGTGGGCAATCAGCTGGTCTTTACCGATAAAAGCGAACTGGGGCAAAGTGAGCCGGTGTTAATGTTGGAAGAACGGGATACTATTTCCCTACGTTTGCGAGATCGGATTAAAGACACTGCAAAGGCAGTGGAAATCAGCGGCTATGATACAAGCGGTAAAAAAGTGGTGAAAAAACGCAAAAAGGCAAAAGCCTTACGCCCGAATATAAAACAAGCTAAATCAGCCAGTGAAGATACGCTGAAAATCATCACACGAGGCGAAAGTCAAGAACAGATTGATGCACGGGGTGAGGCTGCGTTGGCTACGCAAAATGAAGATCAGGCGGCTGGTGATATTGAGCTTATCGGCAATCCTAAATTGGTTGCCGGAGCAACGATTTTATTGCGTAACTTTGGCGTGTTTAGTGGCAAGTATCTGATTAAATCATCACGCCATACGATTAGCCGTAGCGGTGGTTATACTACTCATATTGAGGTCAGAATGTTGGAGTTTATTGCCGATGATTTAATCACATTAGGTATGGAGGCTGGCAATGCAAACGCATAATTTTGGGGCGACTTATCAAGAAGGGATTGTATCCGCTGTTGATCCGAAAACGCACAAAGTGCGGTGTAAAATCCCTGCGCTGGAAGATTTAGAAACTGCTTGGCTGTCGTTTTTGACCCCGAACGCCGGTGGCAATCAGTTTTACTGTTTGCCCGATGTGGGCGAGCTGGTGGCAATGCTACTTGATGCACAAGGCGAAGGTGGCTGTGTGTTTGGGGCAATTTATAACGAGCAAGACCCGACACCGGTTGCCGATAGCGATATGTGGGTTAAGAAATTCAGCAATGGCACGGAGATTTCGCATAATCGCAAAACCGGCGATGTGGTAGTGAAGACTAACGGGCATTTAACCGCAACGGCTCAAGGTGGGGCTACGATTAATGCAAACACCGTAGTCAATGGCACATTGCACGCTACCGGTAAAATCACCTCTGACGAAGAAGTCTCTGCTCCTGTTGTGAAACAAGGCACGGTAGAGCTTGGCACACATAAACACGGCGGTAGCCCTGAACCTAATAAGTAATTCTTTAAACCAGTTTAAAATCCCTTTTAAAGATAGCCCTGTATCATCAGGGCTATGAACAGACAAACTTCCATTCAATTAACCCACTGGCAACTTGCACCCTCAACCGATACAGTTGAGGTGGTGCAAGGTATTGATGATATTCATCTTTGTATTGTCAATATCCTTTCAACCCAAAAAGGCACGGATATTTTACGCCCTGAATTTGGCTCTGACCACTTTCGCTACATTGACTACCCTGAAGATGTGGCTATCCCGAATTTTGTACGGGAAATTACAACCGCCTTGCAAAAATGGGAAAAACGCATTGAGGTTGAAGAAGTATTGGTGGACGGTTCAGCTCCGCATTTTATTTTTACTGTGATGTGGCACTTAACCGATGATGTTTATCGTGAAATTTACCGAACAACGGTATAAGGATAGGCAATGACAGAAGCGATTAAAATCATTGATGACGATGTAAAAACCGTACTTGCCGAAGCGATTGCCGATTATGAAAAACGCACCGGTAAAATCTTACAACCTGCACATATTGAGCGTTCCATTATTCAAACCTACGCTTACCGTGAGCAGTTATTACGCAAAGGCATTAATCACGCCTTTTTACAAACCTTTCCGCAGTTTGCGACGGGGATTGCGTTGGATTTGTGCGGGGAAACTTTTGGTTGTTATCGGCTTAGAGATAAACCTGCCCGTACTTTACTACGCTTTTCAGTAAGTGGTGAACATACAGCTATAGTTATCCCTAAAGGAACGCAGGTGGCAATTAATGACGAGCTATACTTTTCAACGCTCAATGACGATGTTATTACTCCATTAATTACCTATGTGGAAATTGATGCAGAGTGTAATCAGGTTGGTGTTATCGGTAATGGTTGGGAATCAGGAAGAGTCAGTAAACTAAAAACAGCACTGGCAACTAATTATAAAGTAACAGTTGAAAACATTGATATTACGAGCGGTGGGTTGATGCAGGAAGAAGATGAACCTTACCGTAAGCGAATTTTAGCCGCACCGGAAGCCTTTAGTAACTGTGGCTCTATCGCTGCATATGATTACCACGTCCGCTCTGTATCCCAAGATATTGCAGATGTGAATATCTCTACGCCTAGGGGTGGCTTGGTAAGAATTGCGGTATTGACCCAAAAAGGGTTACCGGATACCCGATTACTTGATGATATTAAAAAACACGTTAGTGCCGAACGGCTACGCCCACTTTGCGATATGGTCGAGGTTATTAAGCCCACAGAACGCCGTTATCAAATTACGGCACGTTTAATATTGTTAGATGGCTACCGTGAGGATTTGGTAAAAGCAAAAGCCCGAGAGGCATTACAACTCTATTTGTCAGACAAGACTAAAAAACTCGGTTTAGACATTGTGCCGTCGGCCATCATTTCAGCTTTAAGAGTTGAGGGTGTTTACGATGTGAATTTAATTCAGCCAGTCAAAACTATTATCAACGAAACAGAATGGGCGAACTGCACAGCAATCAGCGTAGAAGTCGAAGAGGAGCGTAGAGATGGCTAGCTTGCACTATGCGGACATTATTGTGCGAGACCCTAAATATAAAGCATTAGCGGATTTAAGCAAGCGGTTAAATTTGCTCGATACTTCGCAAATTATGACTACGCTGGTGGATTTATTGGGCGACGAATGTATCCCATTGCTGGCAGAAAAATGGTCGGTAACCGGCTATGACGGCTTATTGGTTGCAGATAGCGAAAACTCAAAGCGAGCCTTAATTAAAAGAGCAATCGAACTACATCAACTAAAAGGCACGCCTTGGTCAATTCGTGAAGTATTACGCAGACTAGGTTTCGGAGAGGTTGAGATTGACGAGGGACTGAAAAATCGGCTGTATGAAAGCACTTATGTGAGCGGAATCCCCGAAAACGAACGCTGGGCGCACTATGCGATTAGGTTGAGTAACCCGATTACCAATGAGCAAGCTCGCAATATCCGTAAGGTCTTACGCAATTTTGCTCCGGCTCGTTGCTCTCTTGCAGTTTTGGATTATAAAGCAGATCCAATTCGATATAACAATAAAGCAACCTACAACGGCACATATAACCACGGTTCAAGTTAAGGATAAATTATGGCAGGTGTACAAGAAACCGCACAGTGGGAAAACCACGTTTACAGAATTGAAGAAAATGACCCAGTCCACGGAGGAGAAAACGGTGTAACCAATAAGCCAATTAAGCACCTAGCAAACCGCACGCTCTATCTGCGTAGATTGCTCACCGAGGCAGGACAACGCATTAACCCGAAAAAAATCACAGCTACCAGCAAAAATAGTAATGATTTAACTGGGCATACTCACGAGATTGACCACGCAAGCCTAACGCAAAAAGGCATTGTGCAGTTAAATGCGAGTATCCAATCAACTAGCACAACTGAGTCTGCAACCCCTTCAGCAGTTAAAGCAGCCTATGATAAAGCAGCAACAGCAGAACAAAAAGCGACATTGGCAAATGAGAAAGTCGAGGCGATTAAAGTAGGCGGACGAAACCTCCTCATTCAATCCAACACTCCACACAACGGGAATGCGTACTCAGTCAGATACGCATTGGCTGAGGCTCCGAAAGTAGGCGAAGAGATTGTAGTCACTCTATGGGGTGAACTCGGCTCTCAACGTACTGGAATTGGCGTTTACAACTCTCAAGGTGCTACGGAGTTGGCAAAACTGGTCAAAATTCGTGATGGAGTTTATCAAGGTAAAGGCATTTGGCGTAAGCCGATGAGTGAGGGACGAGAGCGAACGCCTAACGACACGCACCTGAATGTGTATTTTTACCCGAAAACCGCAACAGATAATAACCGTATTGAGCGAATCCAGCTTGAGCGAGGCTCAATCGGTACAGATTGGACGCCAAACGAGGCAGACTTAAAGGCAGAGATTAGTGCAATCCGCACTAAACTAATCCCTGTACGGGGTGGCAATGTTGCTACAACCTTAAATGCGGCTAAGCGGTCGGATTGGTTTAGAGAAATGCAAATCCCTTATCAAAGTGGTTGGGGGTATTACACCCAAGCATTTCATAACTCAGGGACGCAACACAACTACAGCAATTTACCGCTGACAGGTCGTTATTATTTTATCGCCGAACTCTATCATAACTCTGGTTATTCTCACTTGCGTATCACCTATCCAAGTTTAAAACGCACCTTTGAGAGTGCTATCAACCTTAACAATGAGGATTTGATTCTAGATTGGCGTGAGGTGGTGTTTTTAAAAGATGGATTGTATCAAGGCACTTTTAAAACAACAGGCACACTAGAGTCTGCTTATCGTCTAAGAGCGGCTCGTGATGATGAACGTTATCAGCCATACCTGCAAATGGTCGATATGGGCTATGACCTTGCCAATCCCCCGGTAGGAAAAAACAAAATTATTGGCAGTGTTGATTATTACGTTAAAAACGGCACAAGCGAGTCTTCCAAAGCGACGATGATGGCAGCGGCAATGCCTGACAAGAACGTATTTTGGGAAGTAGCATTGTGGAATGCAGCACAGCAACGGAATGTATTGTTTAAGGGGTATAGCAAGACTAACAATTTGAGTATTGGTAAAACCACCGACAATGAGCGAGACCGAGTACAAGTCAATGGCACAATCCAAGCCACCGCACCGGCTGATAACGCCAATAACGACCAAGTGCCGACTACGGCTTGGGTGCGTAAGATGGCAAAGATTTTAGCTGATGGCAAGGTGAGTAAAGCCGGTGACACAATGACTGGGCATTTATTCATCAAGAATGGGGAATACTCTGCGGTACATACCTATAACACAAGTGGTTGGTTCGCAAAATGGGAGGCGGCCCCATTATCTGATTCGCACTTTGCTGCCATTGTATATGCCAACGACAGAGAGACAGTTATCAATCGGGTGTTAATTCCCAAGAAGAATGGCACAGTCGCTTTAATTAATGATATTGCCGATACCGTTAGAGCCGCTGTGAGTCGTAGTGATAAATCCCGTAGTAGAACTTTTCCTCTGCAAACGGGGAAAAAATATACAACCACAGGGAGCGTTACGATTTATCCAGATGGCCGAATTGTGCAGATTTTCCACTTAAAAAATATTAAAGCGGCGTGGTTTGATTATGAGGCAAGTGCGGTAGGAGATAGGCATAGAGTTGTCAATATCCCTCTTTGGACTGCGATGCCAAATAAAATTTTTGATGTCGATGTTAAAACTGTTCGCCCCTCAAATAATGCCTCAACTTACTACATAGAAGCGGCTGAATGGCTGAGTGCGTGGCAGATTTACGGTAATGACACGAACAAATCAAGTGTCAATATTAATCTATCTCGATTCAGAGGTGGAAAGGATGAAGATATGGACTTGTATGTAACAGTTGAGGGATATTAAATGGCATATTTTGTGAATGTGATTGATGAGCAAGGCAATTATGAGCTAATTGATGATGAGTTTATTGGGCTGTATCCGGATTTGGATTTTAACACATTACCCAAACTCACGGATAAGCAATATCAGACCTACCTTGCCAAAGCAAACGGCAAAGAGCGATTTGTAAATGGCGAATTTGTGTATGAGCAAATTAAGGTGGATATGCAAGCGGTCATTTCCGCTGAAAAATCTGCAAAGTTAGCAGAGATTAACCAAAAAGCACAAGCCTTTATCAATGATTTAGCCAAATACAACGAAACGCCTAAGTTTGAGCGTGATACTTGGCTTGAGCAAGCGAAAGAGGCAAAAGCGTGGGTGGCTGACCCAACCGTACAAACGCCAACCCTTGAGTTAATTGCGCAAATGCGAGGCATACCGCTCGACACGCTACGCCAAAAAGCCTACGAAAAAGCGATGGCGTATCAAACGGTGGCTGCTATTGTAGCAGGGCAACGGCAAGGATACGAAGACCGCCTAGAACAAGCGGAAACCTTAGAGCAAATACAGGCGATTGAGCCGATGTATCAATTACCGCAAGGAGCAAACAATGAGCAAACTGACTAAATTAAAATCGTGGAGCTACCACGTCTTAATTGCAATAGATCAACTCTTTAACGCTCTCACCGGTGGAGCAGCGGACGAAACATTTTCTAGCCGTTGCTACCGTGGTGCAGTGCTTGCGGAAAATCCGAAAAAACGTTGGCGTTTTTGGCACTCTTTTTTGAATTGCTTATTTTTAGACCCAAAGCACTGCTACGCCGCTTATAAAGCGGAGGTACACCGCAAGCAGTATCCGAAGGCATTTAGACTTGGGGGGATTTAATGAAAAAGCAAAACTTAAAATTAGTGCGGGGCGATGATGTGAGTTTTAGATTCAGCATTAAAGACAGCACCGGACAACCTCTTGCGTTAAAGGATTTGTGGTTTGATTTGCACTTAGTCAGCTATCAAGGTGAGGTGCTGATTGCTCTCTCTACTGATGATGGCAGTATTGAGACAGCAGAGGCTGGTCAGATGGTGTTACATTTTAGTCACCAGCAAACTGCTCGAGCTGAATGGACAAGTGCCAATTATGACTTGCAACTCACGCACGACTATACAAGAGTCTAGGAGGTGGAGATGACCTCTATCATTGAACTAGACCTGACTGATGACCTCATCATTGAGGTGCAGTTAGATAGCACAATCATTACCGGCGATAGCTTTTTAGCCAACCTGCCGGATTTACTCCAAATTTACAACCAAGCAAAGTCAGATAGCAGTAAGGAGCTTAACAATGACTAAACACAAAAACCACGAAAACCACCCGATTGCTATAACATTCTACCAACTTGGCAAAGATGTCGGCGACATTAACCGCCGGCTAGCGGTTATTGAGCAACGTGAGCAATCAGCACAGCCAAGCCAACCACAAGCTGAGGCGGTTACAATGCCACAGCAAGATGCTGTTGCCATTAATAACATCAATGCCGTTTTGGAGGCGGTCGAAAAATACAAAACTTTTGAAAAATACAACACTCAGTGGCAAGAGCGTTTTGAAAAATTCCTGTCTCGTAACCCGAATGATTACGAGTTAAGTGAAGAGCAACGCCAAAAACTTTACCACACGATGTGCCAGCATTTGTGGCAGGTGAACTTTACTGAAATCAATAGTAAACAGTATGAATTACCGATCCCGCAACAATTCCAGGGTAAGTTTGGCTATATTGTCAAAACCTCGGGCGGTAGCACAGAAATTAGTTTTGAGTTGCTATCTGAAACTCACAGCACTTATCTTTATCCGGATAGCTATATTCCCGAGGGCGGTGGCGATGTAATGCTCAAGCCGGCTTATATTTATTTAGTGATTCCGGACTTAGTGGCAATGCGTGAGCCGGAGGTGGTGGGGGTTTCACCGCTGAAACTGAACATTCTGCAGAAACACCTGCTGACACCTCAGAAACTACAGGAGCAGAAGCCCTTGAACACGAAGGCAAACTGATTGATGGCGTATGGCATTTTGAGCGAGAGCCGGTAAATCCACCGAGAGATCAGAATTATTATGTGGCAGGTAACCTGTTCTACAACGGCATACCGGATTGATAAATTGATGTTTCAGTAAACCTAATTAGGGGGGAATCCCCCTTTTTTATTATTATAAGGAAAGAAAATGAATAAATCTTTAGTAGCGTTAGCTGTTGCAGCGATGGCATCGAAAGCACAAACTAAACAGCAAGCAAGCAAGCAAGCAAGCAAGCAAGCAAGCATTGTGAGATAGAGAAAGTATTTAAACAAGCTCCTTTACCCTTTTCAGGGCAAAAACGGATGTTTTTATCCCATTTCAAACAGGTGTTAAATGCAAATATTGAAGCAGACGGGAAAGATTGGACTATTATAGATGTTTTTGGTGGGAGTGGGTTGCTTGCACATACCGCAAAGCGTGAGAAACCGTTAGCAAGAGTGATTTATAATGATTTTGATAATTACGCCGAACGGCTAAACCATATCAAAGAGACAAATCAACTTCGCCAAGAAATCTACCAAATTGTTGATGAAATTATACCAAAAAATAAGAGAATTAGCAATGAAATTAAAGCTAAAATCATCAATAAAATCAATGATTTTGAGGGGTTTAAAGACCTCAAATGCTTAAGTTCTTGGTTATTGTTTAGCGGTGAGCAAGTTGCAACTTTAGATGAGTTATTTAAGCACGATTTTTGGCACTGTGTGCGGCAAAGTGACTATCCTGAAGCAACGGGTTATCTTGATGATATTGAGGTGGTTAGTGAGTCCTTTCATCAATTATTGCCGAGATTTCACGACAAAGAGAAAGTATTATTGATTCTTGACCCACCTTATCTTTGCACAAGACAGGAAAGCTATAAGCAGGAAAATTACTTTGATTTAATTGATTTCTTACGGTTGATAGACCTTACTAAACCACCTTATATCTTCTTTAGCTCAACCAAAAGCGAGTTTATTCGCTTTATTCACTATATGGTTCAAAACAGAAAAGAAAACTGGCAAGCGTTTGAGGGAGCGGAAAGAATAGTGGTTAATGCCTCGGCAAGTTATAACGGCAAATATGAGGATAATATGGTGTATAAGTTCTAAAAATTTAAACGCCCTTTGATAGTGATTTAAAGGGCGTTAAAAAACCATTAAAATTAAGAAAGTAAAGCTCCTGTTTTCTTTCGTAGTTTTCGTGGTTGCGTTTCGCAGTTTTGTTGGCTCGCTACAGTGCTGGCTCTACCTTTGATGTATTTGAATTTATAAGGTTGAGGTGGTAAACCAAATGTTGCCAAGTCTGAGGTATACCATGTAAATACCCCTCATGTATCATGTAATCTTCAATATCTTGAAAAAGCACTCTCAGATGAGAAAGATGTATCTTTAATTGTCTAAACCCATTATCTTTCCAATAATGATAGATATATTGAATAAAAATAGAGAGTAATCGACGTTGTCTAGATCGATCTAACTCACAGCTGATCATGCTAAAATTAGTAAGTATGAAACATATGACACATACTGGGATCTTGAAAGGCATTTGAATTTCTGTTAATAACTGCCATTGATTAACATGTAGAAAACATTGATCTACAACTATTCTCGACTGTTTTTTTAACCATCTCCATTGCCCCTTTGATTCACATAACATCTTATCTTGGCATTTAGCATACAAAATAAAAGGCTGTTTATCACGGCTTCTTACCCAATTTTGATAACTAAATAAGTCCGAGCATTTCCAGTACTCAGGTTTAACATAGGCTAATAATGGTAGTAGATTCGGGTGTTCATTTGCTATTTTATACTAATACCTCAATCCGTGATTGATAACGTAAATAATGCCATAAGTTAGCATTTCTATAACCATCAATTCTAAGTGTCATCGAGATAATATTCTTATCCCAAAATTCAGCCCATAACCACTTAACAATCCTTTTTTGATGATTAAATGCATTTTGCATAACAGGTTGCTTTCTAGAGAAAAACTTTACTAATAATTCTTGAATATTGTCTGCCTTACTATAGGCATAGGAATGTTTCTTAATGTAATGAGTTACATATGAAAAGGCTGTTCGTTGTGCATTATTAAGGAAAAACTTACTAAATCTAAAGAAAGGGATATTAACACATCTCTTAAATCCACCTTTTGAATATTTATGAACTTCCTTTATCCATTGTTTCTTATCAAAACAAAAATACTCGACTTGAATTTGATGAGTAATTTTGTTTTTACTATATCTAAAACAGTTAAATAAAGTTAGAGAAGAAATGGTTTCATCATCATAGATAGAATAAGGTTTGTAAATTTCATATTCAAAGATAATGTCTTTAGCTGCATAATAAAGTGCAGCCGTCTCCTCATTGCCGAATAATGTTTTTCTTCTGTTATATATTTGTTTTTCCATGCTTAATTCATTTGTAATTGTTCTACAAAGAGGAAAAATAATTAAAATTGCATATTGAAACAACTATAAAATCGAAAGATATAAAATAGAAAAACGCCATCATTTGACGGCGTTTGATAACATAAAAATGTAGGGTATAAATGGAAGCTCCATTAATATTCATAAGGAAATAAAATTGTAGTGTAACTACGATCAGCCTCTGTGATTACATAAAGTGTTTCATCTTCCACATCATAGCGAGCTAAAATGCGTCCTCCGCGTTCAATAGCTTTCACATTGGCTTTCTTGTCGTTATCACACAAATTTCCCCAATCACCACTGCAGTAGCGATGAAGTAGATCAACTAATGTATGTTGATTGAAACATTCAGCAACTGCACGAGTTGCACATACTCTACCAAGCTCAAAAGTCATACATTTCTCCTAAACAGAAAGAGGGGAAATGTCATCCCATTGGGGAGATATTTCCCCAAGTGGGTGAATTAAGACGACAGTAAGCGTCATTTTTAGTAAAAATTTGCAAAAATTAGGCAACTAATTTAGCCGGCGTCATTTCTTCACGAATCTTATCTAACATTTCATTCCAATCATCTATATCACAGATTCTTTGGCTATTAATATAGAAATGCGTATCTATTGCATTGATATAATAATCAAATTCGACTAAACCTGAATCTTGCTCAATATTCAGCTCAATACAGAATCGAGCAATCAACTTAAGGATGACACGCTCCTGGTATAGGTTGCCAAAATGAGGTACGGTATCAAATTCTTTAGCGGAATGCCAAAAATCTTCAACTGAAAGACAATCATCATATTCTTTCAGTATATCCTCCCAGTTACCTAAATAGCATGAGGTGTCGTCAAGGTCAAAAAAGGTGTCTATCATTATGTTTCTCCAAATTCAAAATAAAAGTGGGAAACAATCTGCCCTATCGGAAAAATTGTTTCCCGACAGGGTGGATAGTTCTGATACCAATCAAAACACTTCATAGTGAGCTAATGATAAATAAGGGCAAACATTTTCATTTGCCTCCATCTCATCATTTAGCTTGCACATAAAGCGATATAAGGTATCAAAAACAGCATCCATATTATGAACAGTAACGTATAATCCGTTTTGTCTGAGTTTATAACCACATAATTTTGCTATCAATTCATCAAGGCTAATCAATTGATTATCCTTAATGACACATACAGCAATTTGCCGAGAGGTATTATTTCTCGACACATTCGATACACTACAGTGAAAAAACCAAGGTGTATTACGGTTATTCCAGACAAATTCAACTAACTCACGTTCTTGTTGTGAAAGGTTAATAGTGGTCATCATGTTTCTCCAAATTCAAAATAAAAATGGGAAACAATCTGCCCACCTTGGGAAAATTGCTTCCCAATAGGGTGGTAAATAATAAGATGAGTAAATATCAGCGATAAATATCACCGGAGACGGTTTCCACCGAACCGGTAATAGCACGACAGCGAACATCACCACTCACGGTTTTCACATAAGAGGCAACATTTCCCTTAATAGAGACATCACCGCTAACTGTGTCAACACTGCCGGCATCTCCTGTAATAGAGACATCTGCGGCACCGGCACTCAGTTTCTGCACATTGCCCAAAACCTCAATTTTGAGGACTGGCTCAGAACCTAATTCAATCGACTGTCCATTCACCAATAATTGATTACTATTGGACGAGACTAAAATACTTCCTTTGTTTATGCCTACGACCGTTTGAATATTGCAGCCAAAAAATCCAATGCTTTGAATATCTTCGCCTTGTGAATCAAACACCTGTTTGCCATTAATATAAATACCTTGTCGATTCATATCGTCATCTCCTTTGTAAATAATTATGCCCAAAGTAATTCAGCTAATTTTACTTTTTTCTCAAGTTCATTAACTGCTTTTTTAGCATAAGTCAGTGAATAACCATGCTCTCGTTTCTCGGGGTTGTCCTTCAATTCTTTGTGCTTTGTTTTGGCTTTATCCAATTCAAACTTAAAGTATTCCAGACTTTCCGGCATAGAAAGGTCAATTTTCCCTGCCATTTTTTCCCAATATGCGATACGAGATTCATAACTTGCAGCTTTGTTCATTTCTGCAACCGCATTGTCCATACGGCGAGCATTACGTTCAATAAGGTTACGGTGTCTCTTTTCGCTGTGATGACCAATTTTTATTGGCTCACCTAAACTCAAAAAATCACACCCCTCATTAGCGGCATTTACCCAATCTTGACTACGTTTGGCTGCATTATCTGCATAGCCTTGATAGCGTTCTGCTTTTTGTTGAGCAAATGACTGACTATCCATCCCATCACAACGAGTAAATGAATAAAAATAATGCTCGCCATCTTGTTTAACAAGATTATGTACTTGAACCTCGGTTTCATTACCATATTTGCTGGTTAGCGTAATAATTTCACCTTTGGTATGTGATTCAGAGCATTTTGCAACAAAAACGGTAGGTGCAAATTTTGCATAAGTGTTAATAGTCAT